TCAAAATTCGTCGTACTGAGTGTCAGTCGGCCGTTTGTTGCTTTTTTCCGATCTCAGTAGGGTGGCTCGAAATTCTTCCAAGTCGTGTTCGTCGTTTGCCGGCAGTCGGCGCCCCTCAAATACCCACTGCCACAGGCGCGCCAGTTCCGACCAGCGAAGCGCTTTACCGACATTATCGAGACCGCGGACAATGACGTATAAACCCGCAGCGAATTGAAGCATCGCTGGCGTCCCAACCCCGTCAGCCGCTAGGGCGGACGATGTAAAGACGTCATATGAGATCGCGACACCTACGATCACTTCGAACAGTCCGTATGAAAGTTTGGCTCTCTCACGCCACGCAAAAATTGACGCGCCGATGACAAAAATAGCCAGGGCAATCCCTACCCGGTTGTAGCTCGTTGATCGCGTTAACACGGTGTCAACGAGGAAGTAGCCCACTGCAAAAACGAAGTACGCCATCATCAAGTTGAAACCTAAGCCCATCACGGTGGCCCAGGACCCGACACGCGCAGAATTTGAGTACGCTTGGCCAACCGCTAAAAGGTCTTCATCAACAGGCACTCTGGCATTCGCCGACCATTCGTCGTCGTCGATCCCTCGCTCTTCACCTTCGACGACGTGTCGGTTGCTAGCGCCTATCGGAAAAAAGCGGACCGTCTCATCCCTTAAAGCTCGTTTGCACGCGAGGATTTCACGTCGGTCGTCGATGGGGGTCGACACTACCCACTGCCGGATCCGTACCCACTGCCGGGTCCGTCTCCGCGCGGTCGGAGCGGATGATTCCAAGATTTGCGCGCCGCGCGCCACAAGAAGCTTCACATAGATGTCGAGTAATTCGGCGTGCTGTCGGTACAATGGATGAGTCGAAAGCTCCGTGATGGTTGATCGACATATCACCATTTGCTCCGGCCTGATCCGAGCTACGGATCTTGGCTTGTACACGAGAGCCCGCCATGTGAGCACAAAGTACTGCGAGTGTGTTGGTGTTTGCAGCATTTAATTGAGTTCCCCCAGGCCATCGAAAATGGTCGTCACCCGAACGTGCCGACAGGCGCCCAAAGGTTGTAGACCGCCGCGCGAATTGCGACCTAGAAATGGGTAGCCCTACTTTATAAGAATCGCAATATCGTGTCGCAAACACCCTCAAAGGCACTGTGTGTTGCAAGACGTGCACCGTGCGCAATGGGGGAGCTCAAAGTACGAGGGCTGGCTGGCACCTGCGGCCTAAACGTCTGTTTGGCGCTGTCCGATTTAGGACTCGTCGCCCCGTGTTGACGGCTCTTCTACTACCGTCATATCTCTTTCCGAGGGCAACACTAGGAGGGGCAAATGGCTACCATCATTCGTAAGGAAATTCGTAAGCGCGGTTTTTTCGGTTGGGTCTTCCTTCTGATCTTTATCGTTTTCAACCTTTTCATGCTCGCTTGGTTCGTAGGCGGCCTATCCGCCAGCGGTAGTACGCCCGGTGCTTCGGAGGCTCACAACGCGGGGCGGGCTGTCGGGGCAGCGATCGGAATGGGGATTATCATGTTCATTTGGGCATGCGGATCGGTGATCCTGGGCTTGCTGGCCTTTTTCACGCGGGGGCGGAAGCTCATCATTGAGGAAACGATGGCCTGACCGCCGCGCCACCTAAACCTCAATCAATCAGCTCCAGGGGCTTGCGCGCCTGGAGCTTTTTTGTTGCATCCGGTCGTGGACAGTTGCCTCTGCTGGGCTGGGCTCGTTCAACGCGTGATCAGAACCTCTTTCACCGCTTTGCTCTGGCCTCGTCCGCTCACCGAGTAGGTACAGTCGACCTCTTCGATGGAAAAGCCGCTGAAGGTTTCGAAAACTCCCGGGACTGCATTTAATGACATGATGAAGGCGCCTCGGAGGGTCTTCAAGACGTCAGCCATTTCTAAGAATTGTCCCCGGCTGAAGGCTCCAACTCCATAGTCCGCCTCGTTCCCCCAGTAGGGCGGGTCAAGGTAGAAGAGCATGCCCGGCCGATCATAGCGCTCAATGAATGTGCGCCACGGCAAGCACTCGATGACGACGCCAGCGAGACGTTCATGAATGTCTTCAAGAAGCGGTGCGAGCTTGAGAAGATTGAAACGGGCGCCGCTCGTCTTATCGACACCGAAATTGCGGCCAGAAACCTTGCCTCCGAAAGCGAGACGCTGAAGGTAGAGGAAGCGCGCTGCTCGCTCGAGGTCGGTCAACGTTGTGGGATCCACCCGCACGAGCCGTTCGTACTCACGGCGGCTTGTGATCTGAAATCGCAGCGTTTCCATGAACTGCGGATAGTGCCGCTGAAGGATACGGAACAGGTTAGCGACATCACCGCTAATGTCATTGATTGCCTCCATTCGGGGCTGCATGGTCCTTCGTAGAAAAATTCCACCCATTCCGACGAACGGCTCGGCATAGCCATCGTGTGGCATAGCGTTGATCTTGCGAATGATCGTTTTGGAAAGCACGCGCTTGCCGCCGATGTAAGGAGCGGCCGGGGACACCGGTTCGACCCGCTTCAGATTCACCATTTCAAATAGCTCACGACTCAGTCACACAGAGCCCGCCCTGCAGGGTACGGGTGCGACGGTTGTGTTTTCGCGCTGTCGGACGGGTCAGGACGCCAATCTAGGCCCGTCGTTGAGGCGGTTGCACGCCTCGGCCGCCCGGTCAGGCGGTCATTCTTTGCCCTCCTCGGGCGCCTCAACCTCCACGGTGGTCATGTAGGTTTCTTCGTAGGTGTGATCGACGCCGGCGCACCGCCACGCGCCGTTCGCTTCCTCGCGGAATCCCGTAGTGGTGATAGGCGTATCGGCCATCAAGTCGGGACGGCCGGCGAGCGTTATGCTGCCCGAACCCGTCGCGCGGCCGAGGCGATCGCGTTCCGAGTTAGCCGCCGCCTGTGCTTCGTCTGCCGAATTGAAGACCTTTCGAAGACGCTTCGAAGGGCCCTTCAGGCCAGTGCCGACGCCCTCATAAATGACGGTATTCTTGCTGCGATCGTACCAGCCGGCCTGCACCTTGCCGAAGACCGGCCGCGGCTCGACTTCGAACGACCAGCTTTCGCATTCGCTCTTGTCGATCGTCACCGGCGGTAGCTTCCCGCGCTTGAGGAAGAGAAATTTTCCATCCTTCACCGCGAACATGCCACCGCAACGGTCGGCGAGGCGGGCGAGGAAGTCGGCGGTGCTCTGCTCGAATCGAGCCGTGTAGGGCAGCTTGATTTTGGCAAGGTCGGGATCGACCTTCGACCCCATGCCGTGCCTGCTGGCGAGCTGCTTGACGATATCGCCGATCGTCGTTTCGTCGAAGTGCTCAGAGAGCGGTTCTTTGACGTCCGAACGCATGTCGGCCGAGCGCCCTGAGATGATCAGAAACTCGCCCTGGTCGTTGCCTTCGATGCGGTTCTTTTCGACCGTGAACACGCCCATCTTCTGGCTGACCGCCTGTGCACCGCCGCGAAAGCCGAACCGCACAAGGATGATAGCGCCTTTCTTCGGCATGACGACCTCGTTGCCGGCGTCATCGAAGGTCAGTTCGACGGTGTCGGCCTCCTGGCCGGGCGCATCGTGAATCGTGGCTTTGGAAAGCCGGGAATAGAAGGCATCGTTGACCGCGTTGCCGTTAACGGTCGCCTCGATGAAGGGATGCATGCTCATTCGTCCCAAAGCCTCGCGACCTGCCGCCCGATCGATGCGAGGACGAATTCGGGGAGGGCGACGACTGTGCCGAGTGGCAGGAGCACATCCGGTCGCGCTAGACCGGGATTGGCGGCAAGGGTGGCCTCTACGTAGCCCTCGACGGCGCCGGCGGCATGGCGGTCCTGAAGCACGGCGAGGAGATGCTGATAGCACACAAGGTCTAGGGTGGCGTCTTCCACGGACACCCGGAGCTTGGCGGAAGGAATGACGCGCGCTGTCATGATCTCACCCGAAGAGCCCGATCGGCTTTCCCGAAGCGCCGGCCGGCGCCACCTCGATCTCGTAAGAGAGCCTACGGCCGAAGCCGTCGCGGTTGATGGACGTTTGCTGGTCGCGAACCGTGAGGATGACGACCAGGCCGTAGATGCGTGCGCGCATGCCGCCGCCGCTCCAGCCGACCATGAGCACAGGTCGCGCCGCTTGCTGTGTCGCCCGTACGGCGTCGAACTCGTCACGGCCGCCGAGCTCGTCGGGGTAGAGGACGCCTGAAATCGTGATGGGGTCCTCGCCGTAACCCGTCATCTGGCGTCCAGGCCGCCCGCCGAAACGGGCGATGGCGGGCCACTTCACTGTGGTCTCGCGGTCGATCGCCTGGAAGTTCAGGGGCGCTATCTCGAAGACATGAGGCCCGAGGGCGAGCAATGGCATTAGTCGGTGCCTCCGCCAAAGGTGCCCGTTCGGACGCTACTGATCGCGCTAGCGACCGACCCACCGGTGGGCGCGGCGACCGTGGATGCCCGCGCCACTGCGGCCCCGATCGAGCTGGCCGCGCTCAGGATCGCAGAGGCCGCGCTTTGCAGCGCCTGGGCGGCCTCTTTCCCGCCGGCCGCCACCGCTTCGCCACCACGTTCACCGCCGGATGCGAGATCATCACCAGCAAGCCCCACGGCACTCTTGATGCCGGACCAGAAGTCGGAGAGCCCGCCGCCGCTCGTCGAGGCGGCCGTCCCATTCACGTCGTTCGCAAACGTCTCAACCACGCGGCCGGCGCCCGGCGAATCGTCGCCGCCGTCCCAGCTGTCGGAGACCCAGCTGCCCAACCTGTTGAGGTAGCCTTCGGCGGCGTTCATCGCGTTCGCGTTTTTCTCCGCCAACCACTTGAGCCACTCCGGTGGCTCCGGCCAGTTGATCTTGAGGTCGAAGGTCAGGAGGTCACCGATGACGCCAATGCTGGATTGGATGAACTCGACGATGCCATCAACCAAACGCTGGGCGAGATCTCGCCCGGCCTGATACATGGCCTCCTTTTCGCCATCGGTGAGCGTCTCGGCCGAGAAGAAACTGCCGATCGCTGACCAGAAGTCGGAAATCGCCTGCGATGCTGCGGCAATCCACTCTGAGAAGTCGAAGGCAGCGGCGACGGCGGCCTTGAACCGATCGACTGCTGCAGGGTCGATTCCGAACAGCTTGGCGTGGAACTTGACGAAGGCGTCTGCGAAACCCGCGATCTTGCTCGATACGCTGGAGAAGATGTCGGCAAAGACCGACCCGAAGCCTGATGCGAAGGACGAAATCCGGTCCCAGAACTTCCAGACGGCGAAACCGGCCGCCGAGAGCGCGGCGATGACGATCCACGCGGGCGCGGTGAGTGTGGCGAGGGCGGCACCAACCGCGCTGATCGCCGAGGCGAGCGCCATGAAGCCGGCGCCGATCATGCCGCCGCGTGAGATGGCCGCTAGCATCTGGAAGCCAATCACCGCATTCCTTAAGGCGGGAACCTGTCGCACGATTTCGCCGATGGCGCCGCCGAGGAAATGCAGGGGCAGGCTGAGTGCAATGGCTGCCGCTCGCATGATCCGCCAGCCAGTCGCAATATTGCGGCCGCTCTTGTCGAACTTCAGGAAGGTGGAAAAGAGCCCGATCAGCGGGAGCCGGGCAGCGGCGACCGCGAAGGCAATGGCGCGACTTGCGATTCCGAACGCGAGCAAGCCGGCCGTGCCCATCGCTATGCCCTCGGCCAGCTCGGGATTTAGGTCGATCCAAAGGGAAACTCTGTCCAGCAGCTCACCAATGCCGTCCATGACCTGGGTGACGGCGGGCAGCAGCTTGTCGCCCAACTGGATCGCGGCCCGCTCGACCTTGTTGGTAAGCAGTTCCCAGCGCTTCTCGGCGCCGGCGGCCTGCTTCGACGCTTCATCGACGGCCGAGCCGGCATATTTCGATTGGTCAGCGACGAGCTGGAGCGCCTGGGCGAGTAGCTCGGGATTATCGATGAGCTTCGCGAAGTCTTTCACATAGTCCTGGCCGACGATGTCCTTCAGCGCAGCCTTGCCCTTGTCACCTTTCGAGGCGAGCAGCTCGAAGAACTTCAGGAGGGCTTCAGGGCCATCCTCCTGGATGTCTTTCATCAGCGTCTTGCGCGACACGCCAACGCTTTTGAAGGCGGCATCAATCTTCTTTCCGCCAGCGAGGATACGGGTTGCAAAGGCCGTGACGCCTCGTGCCGCTGTCTCCGGTACCGAGCCGGCCGCAATCATTGCGGTGCCCAGCGCCGATGTCTCGACAGCGGTCATCTTCAGGATGCCGGCGCCGGCCGCTGCCCGGTTCGTGAAGTCGGTGATTTCCCGCGCCTTCGCCGCCATGTTGTTGGACAGGTGGTTGGTCGCGTCTCCGAGATCCTCGATGCCTTGCTGGTTGAGCTTGTAGACGTTGCGGAGCTTGGCGAAGCGTTCGCCGATCTCGGCGCCGGCCATGTCAAAGGCAACGGCGGCGTTTGCAACATAAAGGGAGAAGGCTTCCAGCTCGGCCTCGGGCACGCCGCCCTGGGCAGCTTCGGCCATCAGCTCGACAAGGCTCTTGGCGGCGATCGGCACGATGGCAGACGTGTCGAGCGCGAACTTGCGCAGCTGCATGAGGCGGGAATGCGTGACGTCGAGAACCTTGTCTAGGCCGCGCATCGACTGATCGAATTGGCCGGATTTGATCACGGGCGCGGCGAGCGACATCGCCATGGCGACGGCGCCGAGAAGCCGGCCGCGCGCCTTCTGCAAGGATTGCTCGGCATTGCGAGTGGCGGTCTCAATGTTCTCGACGGAGAAGCCGTCGCGGATGGCCGTGCCAAATCCTTCCTTCATGCCCGACGCGACATCGCCAATGCCGCGAAGGCTGTCGGCGATCTTCTTCGCGGGCCCGGACGCCTGATCTATCAGGCGGATGAGAAGGGAAACGTCCACGTCACCCTCCTTTGACGGGAGACATCAGTCTTATGAAGCGGGAATGAAGAATGACAGCCTCGACCCAGCCGAAGTCGTCTACGTCTCCGGGCGTGTATCGTCCGAGGGCTGCGAGTTCGGCTTGGACAAGCCAGCTATCGCGGACTGGAGTCCCGGAAAAAAACCCGAGAACGCCATTGCTACGGCCGGCAGGTCGATAAGGTCGATATCGTCGATCACACTGACATCCTCGCCCGCGAGGTCGGCGATTACATGTGTCAGACCATCAAGACGGTCCTCATCGAGCAGCTTGCCGAGAAGATCGACAACCAGCTTGCGACCGTCGACGTCGCCCAGGCTTGCGCTCTCGCTGTCGCCCGCCATGAGGGATTCGAGGAGGTCCGAGCCAACCAGCACGGCCAGACGCTTCGCGTGGCGCACCTTTGGTCGGTTCAGAGTGATCTCGGAACGTTCGGCCGGTTTGCCATCGGATGCCGCCACGGCAACCGGGACAGAAAGCGGGACGGTGACAGTGGTGAGAAGGGCTTTCGTCATGGGGCCGAGTCCTTACGTGAAGAGGATGCGACGACGGCCTTCATTGACCGCCTGGAAGTTCCGCACGTCCCAGCCCCCGAGCTTGAAGTTGAAACGGTGCATCACGCGGCCGTCGTAATATTCGGTGTAGTTCCAGATCGACTTGATCTCGTGGTCGTAGCCCGTGGCCTTGCCGCCCGCGAGTTCTTCGCCTTCGATCTTGGAAAGCCGGCCGGTGACGTCGATCGCGTGCTCATGCTCGCTGCCGTCTTCTTCCGAGATGATCAGCTTCTTGCCGGTGAACGACCGGCGCGTGCCGGCCGGGCCACCGAAGAGGCCGATGATTGCCGGGTTGTGGGTCTTCAGCTTGAACTGAAGTGCCAGCGCCTTGACGCCGAGGCCCGCGATTTCGATTTCGAGATCGGATCCACCGGGCTGGAAGGTTTCGGTGATTTCTTCCAACGGCGGAAGCTTCATCGTCTCCATGTCGAGGACGAGGTTTTCGGTGTCGTTGGCGACGAGGGTGAAGCCACGGACGATGCGAAGGCTGCTCATGACGGGCTCCTTAAAGGTAGTCGGCGATCGCGCCGCCGAACTCCACGCTGATACGGCGCTGGATGTCGGACGCGAGGACGTCGAAATAGGCTTCGTTGCGGCGCGACCCGAAGATCAGGTCTTCGAGCGGCGGATACTCTTCCGCATCGAACTCGATGCGCAGCTTGCCGGCGCGCATGCTGGCGTTGGAGTTCATGGGGCGATCCCAATAGACCTGGCCACGAATGATGGCGCCGACCGCCGTCAAGTCATCGAGCAGGTTCTGAAGGCTGCGGACGACGGAAATGACGTGTTGGGCGGTCATGTTGTCGTCGATCGCCCAGGGGCGGAAGCCGGCAACGATGGCCTTCTCGATCGTGGCGCGAGTGCGCACCACGTTGACGAACTGCCAGATCGGGTCCTCGGATGCCGTGCGGTTGCCCCAGAGGATACGGCCATTCGACGAGAACTGGCCGCCGGCGCCCTGGACGATGCGCGACGGGATGAAGGTGGCGATGCCCGCCTCGTTGAGGAGGTTGGCCTCGTGGTCGATCTCGCCGTCGAAATAGGTGATCGGCCGTGAGGTGCCGAGGATGCCGAGCACTTCCTGATTGGAGGGCGACCAGTAAGGGCCACCCTTCTTCTTGTCCTTAGCGACGAACATGGCCGCTGCCCAGGGCGAGGCCGGCTTGCTGATGATCGCGCTGCCGTCCGCGACACGCACATAGGGATCGACGAGGTAGGTGAAGCGGGACGAGAAGTCCGCGCGATATGCGAGGCTTGCTTCGCTGTCCGGGCCACCCGTGTCAAAGATCGAAATCGCCTTCAGCTTGGCTGCGACGCTTTCGACAGCGGCAGCATACGGGTTCTTCGCATTGGCGACTCGCTTAGCCGAAAACCCGCCACCGACGATGAGATCGACCGAACGGCCGACATGACCCTCGGCATAGCTCAGGGCGTGCACCCCCGTGAGGCTGGCTGCGGAGCCGATGAGGTTCGCCAGTTCCTCGTCGCGCTTCTCCTGTGGATCAGTCTTCGCCGAATGCGCCACGCGCGAAACGACGATTGCCGCTTCCATGCCCTGCGCCTTCACGGCCTTGACGAGGTCGAGCGCCTGGTTGCCTGGGCTCGTGCCCAGCTTGGCAATCTTGTCGACCTCGTGGGTGAAGATCAGCTTCGGCTCGCTGTCGGGCGGAAAGGCCGTGTTGTCGGCCGTGCTGTCGATGAAGTTCAGGCCGAGCGTGGAATAGTCCGAGACCTCAAGCGGTCGGGACGTGCTGCCGGCGTCGATAACGCGGGTGCCGTGGTTGAATTGCGCCGTCGTCATGGGGGTCTCCGAAGCCGGTTCAAAGTGCTTTCGAAGACCCTACAAGGCCGCTGAAATGAAAAAGCCCCTGACAGTGTCAGGGGCTGAGTTGGAGCTTGGAAGTCGGGGTCAGGATGCGCGCTCCTGATTTGAAAATCAACCCGGCATCAGCTCCCATGTCTGGACCGCCCAAATCCAGAGCGCGTCGAGCTGCTCGGGCGGTATTCCCTCAAGATCGGCCATCGCATTCAAGATAGGGTCATTGCGCCGATACTGTTTGGCCTCTTCGAACCAAGCGATGGCCTCGTGTTTCTCCCTGCCTTCCGGCATGTCGGCGATCCGGTCGCGGATGCCCCACTTCGAGACCGACACCTCGGCGGCCGCCAGCCAGAATTCAAGCCGGGGAAGCGGGATCGTAAGTGGATCGACGGGCGCGACATCTTCAAGTGTGTTCACATGCTTCGGTTGGCCGGCAACAAGTTCGATCGAGGTCGCAACGACGCGCTTGCCGGAAGGCACCTCTTCGGCCGGCTGCACCTCAGCGAGCCGGAATTCTCCTGCATGCCAACCGTGGAACGCTGGAGAGACCTGGTCTCCATTGGGGAGGCTGAACCAGGCGCCGGGGTCCACAACGGAGAGAATGGTGTCGTTCTTTAGAAGTGCTAGCATGATCAGGTCCATGTGATTTTGATGCGCCCGCCGCCGCCGGCCGCGCCGGTGTTGCCGCCCGCGCCTCCGGCGCCGACGATCAGCGCAAGGATTGTCTTTGCTGAGAGCTCGCCACGGCTGAAGGTCTTCTTGACATAAGCGCCGCCGCCCCCGCCTCGGCCATAGGCCGTGTAGTAGCGGCTGATAGCGAAGCGCGTGCCATCACTGTTGCCGGAGTATCGGGTGTAAGTGTAGCCGCCGGTCGTGTAGGAGCTGATCGGCCCAACCGCCGAGTAGGTGGTGTTTACGACCAGTGAGCCGTTCCAGTAAATTCTGAAGATGTCGGGACTGCGAGCACTCCACCACCACTCGTTATAGGCCTCCCGCCACCCGTTGTTCGTGACCACGTTGTACGCACCCCCAGCGCCACCGTTGGCGATGCCGGCATTTGCCCCAGCACCGCCTGATGAGCCGCTACCGGCTGCGCCATTTGTGTTCACGTCACCACCCGAGGCGATGCCGCCGGCGCCGTTGCTCGCGGTGTTCAACCCGCCGCCGCCGCCGCCCGCCAACAGCCCAAGTGCGGAAACAGAACTGTTGCCGCCGTTGGCGCCGTTGTAGCCTTGTGTGCCGCCACCTCCAGCTCCGCCCCAGATCTCGATCGTGAGCGCGTTTCGGTAGCGGGGCACGGTGAAGTTCTGCGCACCGGCCGTCGTGTATGTGACACTGCCGGGGGCATCATACTTGATGCTCGGGCAAACGATCGGCACAGGAAAGGTCATTGAACGGCCTTTACTGTCGCGACAACCTTGCGGGCCGTCTTTGTGATGAAGATCTGGAAGGCGTGCCCTTGCGTCGTTGTGATGGTGTCGCCGTCAACAAAGCTGAAGCCGGAAAGTGTGACGGCACCCGCGCCGGCGCCGTTCACGATCTCGACTATGACCGTGTAGACGCCGGGCAAGGTGGGGGCCCTGATCGTTCGCGCGGCTGTGTTGCTGACGTACAAGATGTTGCCGGCCTCGGGTGATACGGTCGCGTCCAGGCCGGCAAGCTCGACCGAGCTGGCTCTGAAGCCGCCGGTGAGGAGCGTGCCGTCCTTTGGTACCAGGAGATCGAGCGCCGCAGCGACTTCGCTGCGAGGCGGACGGGAGGCCAGTTCGGCCGCAAGTCCGGTGATCTCGGAAATCAAGTGCGGATGGACGCCCAGCGCCGCAAGCGCTGTCGACGGAACGAATTTGCCGTTCGCAGCCTTCACCATGACATAGTTGATGGCCGCCTCCGTGGCGCCTTCAACGTCGGTCAGGTCATCAAGCTTGAATTGGCGGTTGGCTGGCATCTTTTCGTTAAGTGCCTCGACCAGCCCACTGATGCCGGCGATCGCGTGGGTATGATCATCCGCGGCCTTTTTCGAAACCAAGAGCGAGAGGTCGAACAGGAACTGGTCGATAATGTCCATCGCCTCGCGCAGGCGAAGGAATTCCTCGGCGACAAATAGCGGCGGTTCATGATCCGGGTTCGGCTTGGGAAGTAGTAGATGTTCGGTGGTGTCGGACATGTGTCAATTCCCTCAGAGGATCGCGGCGCTGAAATCGCCCAGCAGCGGACGTGACGCCGGGCCGCCTGTTACCGTCACCTTCAGGCGAACCATCGTGCCGGTCTGGTTGGTCAGCTCGTGCTTGCGTTCCGTCCACAGCGGGAAGGCGAGCGCCTCGGTCGAGACAAGTGGCAGGTTCGCCCAAGCGCCGCCGTCGCTCGAGATCTTCACGTCGACGGCGGAACCGCCCGGCAGGAAGGCCTTGAAGTAATTCGCCAACCGCACCGCCTCGCCGAGCGCGAAGGCGCGGGTCACATAGGTGCCTTCCTGGTGAATGCTGCCTTCGACCAGCTCGACGGGTGCGAAGAGGATGGGAGACAGCTTCGAAGTGCCTTTGAGGACGGCTCGAAGCTGCACCGTCTCGGTGATGTACTCGGTCAGCTGGAGCACTTGGAATGGCGCAAGTCGGTAGATTGTGCCGTTGGTGCGCTCGATCTCGAATTCCACGGAGCAGCCGGCCGAGGGAAGCTCGACGGCCGCGCGCACCTGAAGGTCGGAGCAATGTTCAAGATCGAAGCTGCCGAGCGGGACAACCTTGGTGGTGACCGGATAGGTGGCGGCGATCACTCGTTGGGTCAGGGCCTCATCCTGATGGGCCGTCCATGTCTGAGCGTTCACCGACGAGAAGCGCGGCCCCATCGTGAACGGATGCTTCGTGATCTTCTGTTGAAGGTCGGCGTCAAAACCGCCGAGTTTGGCAATCGAGATCGAGTGCTCAGCGTCGTCGGTCTTGATGACGAAGGCATGGTAGGACTGCGGGTCGGTTGTCACCGGCAAAGTGTACCGCGCCGACATCCAGCCGACGGTCGCGTCGAGCATCGACACGATCGCCTCCGCCTGAATGTTGGCGGTCGGGTAGCCGTTATCGGTCGTGACCTGATTGACGACGAGGTGGTTGTTCACATCGCCGATCGCGCAAACATGGAAGTCCACGCCCATGACCTGGCGCAGCTCGGGCACGGCAAAAATCTGTGCCTGGGGATCGGGGCCGCTTTGGGTGCTGCTGTTCGTGTCTCGGATACCGCGACCCCGAAGACGGGCAGCGGTCCAAGTTTCGACCGTCGTGATCTGCCGCAAAAGCCGGGTCTCGATCGTGCCTTGACCGGCGAATGCGGTCGTCGCTTCGGTGCCAGCGCGGCCCTTCGCCGTCACGATCTTGCTACCGGCCGTCACATTTGCGGGGATGACAAAACTGCCCGTGAGCTTGCCGTGGGCGTCGGCGGCCGGGTTTCCGGCGGGCGTGACGTCAACGCCGTCAAAGAGCAGCTCGTCCAGGATCTCGCCGGGCGGAAAACCTGTGATGGTGAAGGCGACCGGGATCTGGCGGAGGAACTCGATCAGCTCGGTGCGGGTATCGACCAGCTGTGTTGTCGTCGATGAGGTCCGCAAAGGTCCGCCATCGATGCGCGTCCCGCGATTGAACTCCTGTGTCTGCGCGGAAAGCCACTGATCGCGGCTGACGGTCCAGAAATCGGCCGCCGGCTGGAGGGCGAGCGCCCCGGGCAGAAAGGTGAAGTTGGCATAGGGATTGATCTTCTCGCAAAGGCTCTTCAGCGGTTGGGAAAGAATGACCTCCTCGACGGCATCGAGCATCACCGGCGCGTCGAGTGTCGCCGTGTGGAACGACGGATCGATTGCGAGCTGAAGGACGCCGTCGAAAATGGCGGCCGTCTGAGCGATACCCTCGTCGCGGTACGTGTCGTCGATAAAGGGATCGACGAAGATGCCCTTCTTTGCGACGGGTTCGCGATTGTCGATCGACTGCTGGATGCGCTCCAGGCCGACGAGGCGCTGGAGATCCATTAGCGCGAACTTGACGCGGGCGAGGTCGGCCTGCGGGTTGAAGATCACGCCATCATTCTTGCCATCGATGACGATACGCGGAGGGCCGAGCCAGTCGTTGTGCACTTGGCAAAGCGGCAGGACGTTCTTTGGTACGGCCGGCGGCATGGCATTGGCCCGCGCCGATATGCCCTTGATGTAAACTGGTGCGCCGTCTTCGCCGAGGCAGAGCCGGTCAATGCGCGGCTGCTTGCTGGTATAGTTGGTGATGATGTCGAAACCTTCGGCGCCACCGGCGACCGTGATCGTGCGATCGGTGGTGGTGACGGGAAGCACATCGTCGCGGTAAAGGATCGTCACCGCGTATGTGGTGCCAGGAGACGGTTCCGCGCCCGCCAGCCCCCAGTTCACCGTGTTGCCGGTTCGGGTGTAATCGACATTTTGGTTGTAGCCGGGAATGCTCTCGATCGCGATCACGCCCGTCTGACCGAGGCCGTCTTGCCCGTTGGCGATCGCACCGCGTGTCACGTTCACGGTTGTGCGCTTTGTCAGCATGATCTGCTGGATGCTGTCGATCGGCGCGAAGTCTACTTCGAAGGTGCAGGTAGCGCCGCCCGTATAGGTGTGGGTTTCGCCTGGGACGGGAAGAGTGTCCCACTCCTCGGGCTGTTCATGGCGAAGGGCAACAAGGCGTGTGCGCTTGTAGCCGTTGATGTTCGCTTCGCCCTCGGAGATCGAGAAGATCTGCTTGCCGGCATCAGTGGCAAGCCACGTCACGCGGCAACCTTCCACAATGTAGCTGCCGTTTGGCTGGTCATAGATCGCGATGGCCTGCATCGCCGGTGCGAGGATGTTCGGCCCTTCTTGATCGAGAATCACGCCATCCTGAAGGAGGTAGACGGTGTAGAATGTGCCGTCCTCGCCATCGCCCTTGTGCGCCCACTTCGCGAATGCAACTTCGCGCGCGGCGCCGGCTTCGCCTTCCGAGATCTCGCCGGGCACGAGACCCTTTAGGGAAGCATCGTCTTCGTCAGTCACGTAGCTCGTGACAATGCGGATTCCCACTTCCACCCGGCCGACCATGGGGACGCCGGTGAGAACGCGCGCAGGCACGGCCCAATCATCGCCCTCTGCGTAAACGCGGCCGGCCTCGATTGTCATGGTGCCGGCATCGATGTTGACGAACGCGGAGCCGCGTTCGATGCGCTGTCCCTCGCTCACGACGATGTTGCCGAGACGGGTGCGTGCCCCGCGCTCAATGGTCTGCATCTCGATCAGCTCGGCGCCCTGGATCAGTGGACGCAGACCATGGAAGACGACAGACTTCACCTCGGGCCTGCCGGCCGCGCGGTCGTAGGCGTAGGGCAAACCCGATTTATGTTCATAGGCCATTAGAACCTCACAAGGAATTTGAAGCGCTCGCGAACAGTCTTTCGCAGCGGCAAGGCGATTGCAGTTTCGGCGAACGGGGTGCCAGCGGTGACGTCGGCAGGGCGTAACCAGTCACGCCCCGGCTTGACGCCGGCGGCGAGTGTCACGTCCGACATGAGAGCAACGGAGCGCGCCTCGACGCCATCGGCATCACCAAAGTCGGTCATGGCCTCGATGTAGACTTGCTGTCCGCTGGGCGACGGCGACCATGTTTTTCCCGAAGCGCTGTAAACACCCGAGACGGCTTCGCGAACGGGCCGGCAGGCGCGGCAGCGACGATAGCCGATGATGGTGCCGGCAGCGTCTTTGAGCCGGGCGTAGAATGTGCGCGCGCCAAACCAAGCCGACATAAGGGCGCGGCGCTGCGTGGCTGGCGATTCCGCCCACGCAAAGTTCGCTGTTACCCATGGATACGACATCGATATCCACGGAATGCCGCCATCTTCCGGCTCATCGATCCAGTTGCCGATCGCAAGTCCCTCTGCTTGGGTGAGCTGGTAGGGGATCTCTGTTGTGCGGCCGAACGACCAGAGCGTGCCGCCGTCCTTCAGGCGGATACCGCTTTCGCGATCGAGCAAGCTGTCATTGAGACGAGACGCGTTCGCGCAGAGTGGCCCAACATCGTATTCATGGACCCCGCGCCGAAGGTCCGATCGTTTCGGGAGGGAAAGACGAGTGATACCCTCAATACGCTCCAGAAGCGGGTCATCGTTCGCCGGCAGCAAGGGGAATCGAAGCTGGCTGGAATTCCACCAGACGCGTCCATGCCACGCCGGTTCGACCGTGGCGGTGATCCCGAGGAAGGCAAGCCCGCGCTCGACAGCCTCGTAGGTTCCACGAACGCGCATCCAGCGCACGCCGCGTCCATCAAGCAGTTCATAGACGTTGCCGACATAGGGCGTGAGCATGCCCAGGCCGAACTCATAGACGAGGAACGGCAGTGCCGCCGGCGGCGGATTGTCCTTCATCGTTGTCACGTAAGGCACGGCATCCCAGAGCGTGCCCCAACGCGGCATCAGCGCGCTTTCGCTGGTGCGCTCATAGAGGGCGGCATTGTTGGGAAGCAGAGACGTCAAAACGATCTCTCTTCCTTCACGTTCAACGTGATCTGTCCGATAGCGATCGCTTCTGTGGGGAGTGCAACGAAGTCGCCATTGGTCAGCGGGGCGACCTTATAAACACCTTGAACCATGATGCGGGATGTCCACCACGCTTGGGTCAGGTCGCGGCCGAGCGCCTGTTCGGTCGTCCAGGCCGTGCGCAACGCAGTTTTTGCACGCTCGCCCGTGGCAGCGTCGGCGCCTTCGAGAAGCCATATGTCCGCGGCGAGATCCTGCACCCGGCGAATAGCCGAATTAACAACGATCGTGTCGTTCACGAGCTGGACGGATTTTTTCGTCAGTGCCTTGCGCACCTTGTCGAGCAGCTCGGCCGACGCGGCGCCGTTGGCTTCGGTGGAGTAGACCGCGACATAGATGACCGGGCTACGGCCGATCCGATAGATTTTGGCACTCTGCACGCGGATATCCGCCGCCATGGCGATCGCCTGATAACGCTCTTCCGGCCCGCCCGTCGAACGCCCTTGGATAGCTAGGATGACCCGCACCTTCAGGCGATCGTCCTGCTCATCGGGCATCCGGTAGGTGTCATAGAAGGCGGCGAGATGATCGACGTTGCTTCCCTTGGCAAAGGCAAGGAAACGGGCGAGGCCAGCCGTATTGATCCCGGCGCGCAGGAGCGATTCCCGGTAGCTCTCGGCCTGATTGGCGATGGCGTGAGGATCGTGCTCCAGCTCGTAAGTGTCGTAGCTTGGCAAGTCTTCGCCCGGATAGGCGGCACGGACGGCCTCCCACTTCTCGCGGAAGATTGCGTTTTGACGTGTGAGGATGGCCGCGTGGCTCGGCTCCTCAATGATGACAGGTGCAGGGAGGTCTTCGAAATCGATCGTCATGCCAGAGTTTCCCGACCGTAGCTCATCGAGCGGGTCTCCTTCAGCGAGAAATCGCCGAGGTGGCCGCGCGGGAAGTAATCGCCATCGAGAAGGAAGACGAAGCGGCCGTCCCGGCCGCCGCGCACGAGCTCGATGGAGGTGAGGTTGAAACCGGGCTCGCCGCCGGCGGGATCGTTAAGCGCGTTCGCCACGCTGACATAGAGCCGTATGATGGTGGCCGGGTCGGGGTTTTCGTCCTGAAGCTCGGGAACGTCCGATCCCAGATGCCGGCGCATGACGCGGGAAGCGAAGCGCGTGGTCAGGCACTTCCTGATCGACTGGACGCAATGCGCCCAATCGGTCAGGACCTTTCCGGTGCGTGCATCGATCCCCACGCGCATGCTCATGCCGCCGGCTCGCCTGCGCCACTCGGAAGATCGCCCGGCTTGCCGCCGGCGGGCTTTCCGCCCTTCTTTACGACTGCCGTAAGTTCGCCGAGCTGGAGAGCGTGGAAGGCTTCCGCGTCGGTGAGCGACAACTTCTTGCCGACGCCCGGTGAGCGGCGGCCGGCGACGAACACGCCGGCCTTTTCGGTCACTTCAAATTCGCTTTTCTCGTCCATCAAAAAGTCCTTTCTAGAGTGCGTAGACGCGGGTTGCGCCGGTGGTTGCGGTATCGCCGTCACTGTCGTAATCGCCGATGCGGTGGACCTCTTTGCCCCCTTCGCCGCCCAGGTGGACCTCGCCCTCGAGGACGATCTTCGAGCCGCGCAGCCGAACGGGCCCGTCATGGGCGATGACCATCTCGCCTTGTTTCTTGTCGGATGGGTTTTTCGCATCGGCCGTGTAGCCATCGCGGATCGCGAGCGACTGCGGCCCAAGCTCGCCATTCGACGACAGGAGCCGCATGGGGTCGCCTTTCTTCACCGGGAAGTGCGTGCCGGTCTGGCCGGCGGCTTCCTGCACCTGCACCCAGGGCGACAGGAACGGCTTGCCCGTTCGTCCGTCGAGGGGCTGAAGCTCAAGCCGGATGCGGTCGCCGTCGATCTCGGCGACATGGCCGGAGAGCAAAGACGAGGCCAAACGCCGGTCGAGATCATCGGCGACTTTGTGCAGGCGGTGGAACTCACGGGCGATCGCCATGGCGTCACGGTTGTTCATCGCCATCCTCCGCCGTTGGAATTTCCAAGGGGACACCGTTGATCTCGATTCCGGTGATGACCTCGCCCGCCTGATCGAAGATGCCTTCACCCAGGCCGCGCAGGGTTTGGGTCCATTCGACGGCGATAATGGCAACGCCACGATCCTTGAGCGATGCGGATACGATCGGGCGGATGGCAACCTTGGAAGGGGCTGACAGGCGCACGATGCCCCAGAGCTGGCCACTATGCATCCGGGTCGCGATCGCCTCTCCCAGCATCCAGCCAAGTTCCTCACGGAGGTTGCCCTCGGTGATAACGAAGGCGGCACACTTCAATTCCGCCTCGACTTCGCCGGAGGGAACGGTTGGAACATCACCCGTGAGGACAGCCACACGGATCGCCGGCGTCTTGATCGAAAACCTGTCGAGCTCTTCGAGATTGAAGCGTCCGAACTGCGGCTCGATCGAGCGCGGCTTGAGCTGCCCGGTAAGCTTGGAATTGAAGTCCGCGATGACGGCGGAACGGAAGGCGTTGATGCGGCCGCTCATTGCACGAGCCTCGAAAGCCAGTCTTCCGTCGCCTCGACGATTTCATTTTGATTGTCGGCGGAAAGGCCGAGATATTGCCGGCGTGGTATGGTGACGGACTTAACTATCGCAAAGTTGGTGAAGCCACCGGAGACCCACCAGAACTTGAGGGCACTTCCGTTCTTTGGCGTGATGACACCGCCTTCCTGATGAATGCGGGCATAGATGAGCCCGGAGCCAACGATGACGCTGCCGACCGACGCGATATAGTCGATCGACCCGGCAAGCGCGCCCGAGGCATAGAGGATGCTCGATCCCGCGAGGTTCGCCTTCCAGGCGGAACCATCGGGCGCCGTCTTCTCGTCGCTGATGTGCCGGCGCGTCTGCTCCTGGACGAGACGGCCGATGCCTTCCATCAGCTCGCCGGTCGGCGCGTCAACGATGCCGTCGATCTTCAGGATGGCCTCTTCCAGCCCGATATCAAAAACCTCAAGCGCTGCGGTCACGGAAGCCGCTCCCGCGAAAAGAGGCGTGGGGAGGCCGTGAAGTAGGCGCCGCCGGCGGAAGCGCCGGGGTCGCTGGTCACACGGGGCTCTTCGGCACCCAAGCCGGCCTTGCCGTCCGCAATCCGTTTGAGCAGCTCGGCGGCGTTCTTGTAACGCTCCTCGATCGTGTTGGTGAGCGCCGTGTGGCGCACCGCGATGTGGTAGACGGCAATGTTGACGCAAGGCGTGACAAGACCGGCGGGCGCTGTCTGGAGCGGTAGCGCGTAGCGCGCGGAAAGATGGATGTCGATTTCGGCGCTGGCTTTGGCGAGCGCGCCCTGGAAGGCGTCAGCGTAGACGACATCCTCCGGCAGAAGATCATGAAGAAAGTCCGCGCCCCAATCCTGTTCCATCTGTGCAAGGGTGGCGTAGATCATGGCTGCTCCTGGCGAAATGCCGCTGTTCAGGCGCCCCTGTCGGGCTTCTGCTGCACCTGGGCTTCGGTCGATACCGGCGCTACCGGTTCTTTCCTCGCGGCGCTCCCTTTCGGAATGCGTCAGATCGCGCCGATATCTTCCAGCTCGTCCTCGTCGTCCTCGTCGATATCGCCGGGCAGATACTCGCCTGGAGCAAAGGTCCGGCCGCGATAACGGATCTCCTGCAGCGCACGCGGACCACGCCTGGAGGCCTTCGTCTCTGCCTGTGCCTTCGCGTCGGCAGCTGCCTTCGCTTCTTCGGCCGCTTTCGCGTCGGCCGCTGCCTTTTCGTCGGCCGCTGCTTTGGCTGCTGCGGCTTCGGCCTTCGCCTTTTCCTCGGCCTCGGCCGCCGCTTTCGCGTCCGCTGCGACCTTTGCCTCGGCGGCCGCTTTTTCTTCTGCCGCCTTTGCCGCAGCGTCGTCCTTTGCCTTCTGTGACTTGGGGTCCATGGTGCTTTCTCCGGGTCTTGCGAAAACGGCGGGGATCGCCGTTTGCAGAAGACCCGCGCGCCCTGCGGCGCACGGGTGCGGGCCTTGGGCAACCCGCAACGAAATCAGGCGACGGCGTTCTGGATGAGGTAGCCGACGCTCTTGGCGACGACGAGTTCGCGGACGCGTTCGCCGACGCGGACGCGGCGACCACCCTGAAGGCCGATGTCCTTGTCCTCGACCGAGCCGGCGATGCGTGCGCCAAGTTCGGCAGTCATCCCCCAGGTGATGACAGAGCCGTCCGCCTGCTTCTTCGACGGATCGAGATAGAGGAGCTCGATCGACTTGCCCCAGACGCGCGACAGGTTCACGGCCTGCCCCTTGCGGGCGAGGTTCACCTGGGCAACGCCAACGAGGAAGTTTTCGAGCGGGATCTCGAAGAGCTCGGCGAACTGCGCCTTCGTGATGGCACCGTCCTCGGTGAGCCCGCCCTTCACCGCCTTGATGAGCTTGGGATGGCGCTTGATCTTCGACCACACAGGCTGACCCATGATGATGTGATTGGGCCGGTAGATCATGGTCTTGTCCATGCCTTCATCGATGACGCCATAAGGGTCGCTGTTGGCGTAGTCGCTGAAGCGATCGCCGCCGACGAGAGCGATCTTGCGCTCCGCATCATAGTTGGCCGGGTCCTGCACCACGGCCGCCGCGCGTACCTCGCGGCCGAGCTGGAGCAAATTGGTGAGACCTTCCACGGCCTGGTTCTCAGGGTCGAAGTTCGAGCGCTTCTCAGCACGGGCGCGGCGGGCAGCATCGATGTCCGACTGCGGGAGCGGATCGTCCAGGCCGTAATCCTTCACCGCCGAGGTCTTTTCAGTGCCGGTGAACTCGATCTGGTTGACCTTGCCCTTTCGGCCGACTTCCAGCTCGGGGACGGTGAAGCCTTCCGCCAGCGGGAATTCCGTCCACTTGAAGGTTTCGTCAAGAACCTCGACGCCGGGCAGGGCGCGGGTGCCGATGAGGGTGTGCGCGGGGTTGCGAAAGCCGATCGAGATGGCGGTCAGCGTCGGGTTGATGGGGAACGGCCGGTTCACGGTGCTCATGTACGGTCCTCAGAGTTAACCGGCAGGCGTGGCGATGACGCCCGGCGCTGCGAGGTAGGGGATGATGTCGCCGTCGGCGGCGTCCTGGCGGGCGAAGCCGATGATGCGAACGACGGAGCCGGGAACGGGAACGGCCTTCACGGCCTTGCCGGCATTGTTGGATGTCAGCGGGTCACCATCGGCGATGTTCCCGCCGGCGCGAACCTCGCTCCAGCCGACTTCCGTCACGTCGACGATGCCGTCTGCCGGTGCACCGAGCGACCCGGCCGCGCCGATGAGCGGGTCCGTCGCGGCGGTCGCGACTTCTGCGCGGCCGGCAACGGACTTCAGGATGAGGTAGCCGGCGATGGCGGCGGCGCCGGTGCGGAAGCTCTTGGTGAGGACAGGCGTCGTCATGCTTTTTCAGCCTTCACATGTTCGACGGCTTCGGAGATGGAGACGGTCACGCCAAGGGCGGCCTGATCGTCCTGGTACTTCCGTGCCTTCGCGGCCAGAGCCGTGGGGTTGAGATCGTCGTTGGCCGTCGTGGTGACGGCGGTCGCGTTGTTCAGCTTCGACGGCGTGCAGATAACCGGCAGGGTGGCGGCAAGCGCCTTGAAGCGGTCGAGACCGCCATCTGCGGCACACATGGCGCGATAGGTCTCGCGCGACGCCGGCGTGATCTTGCCTTCCGCCGAGGCGGCATCAAGGGCCGCATCGATCTCGCGATCGGCGTCCTTCTTCTGGAGGGAGGCCAGCGCCGTCTTGGTCTCGTCGAACGCCGTCTTGAGCGCGACGAATTCGGACGCCTCGGGTGCGGCCTTGACGGCGGCAAGCGCGGTTTCGGTGTCGCCCTGGAGCTTGGTGACGGCTGCTGCGACCGCCGCGCCGTTGCTGGCGGCGTCGATCTTCAGCGTGGCGCAGAGCGCCTTGTGCTGGCCGTCGCGCTCGTCGAGCGCCGCCAGGACCGCCTTTTCGTCGGCATCATCTTTGAGGCCGAGCTTGGCGGCAATTGCCTTCAGGCTCATGTCGTTGGTCTCCGTTGGTTGAAGGGTCTCGCGGCTCAATGCCGTCATGGTGAGAGCGGGCCTGTTGACGAGGCCGGCGCCGTTGAGTTTCACGATCACGCCGTCGCGGGTGTGATCGAAGTCGGGGGACAGGAAGCGGTACTCCTTGTCGACGATCATCTGGGCGGCAGCTTTCACCCACTCGACCTTGCCCCACACACTGCCGTCGCGTTCCTCAACAGCGGTAATCCAGCCGGCGGCCGGTGCCTTCTCGCCTTTCGGTGCGAGGTGCGCCTGGGCATGTTCGTAGTCGATGGCAAGTGGGCCTGCGTTCGCACCAAATGCGGTGACAACGCGCTGCGGCTCAAGCGTCCAGGCGCGGCCGTCGCGTGCCTTCAGACGCGGACCTTTGGGGAACAGCTCGACCCATTCGGGCGCCTTGTTGCCGTCGCTGGCGAGATCTGTGAAAAATGGTGTTGCGCTTGCCGTGTTCATGGGCGAACATTGGCAGGCACGGCAAAGGCACAAACCCCTGACACTGTCAGGGCAGCGCAATAGCCCTCCGGGTTCGCATTTCCCGCCGAGCATTGACCGACATCATCAAAATTGAAGCCGTTTTGAAGCCTCTGGGGCGCGATCTATGCCGCTCAGGTAATTCCGTGGCCTATCACCCCGGAACGCGCGCCAGCGGCCAAATTTCGCGGTGGGTGCCCGGAGACTTGCAACCAAGGCCGGATTGGCGCATTTTAAGTGCAGGCGCGAGCAAGGTTCACCGGAACGGCGAGCAGTCGGATCCGTGAGGGAGTGCCGCCCCTCCGCGCCCTATTCCACCAGTTTGTCAGACCGTCTTGCCCGCTCGATGACCTTGAGCGCCTCGCGCTCACTCTTGCGGTGGAAGCTTTGCAGCCACCATTCCTTGCCGTCGTTGGCGCTCTTGACCACCGCGCGCCACCACTGGCCGGCGACGGCACCGTAAAGCGCGGCCGCGCTTCCCGACGAGCTGCGCACGATCGCGGCGGGTGCCGTGAGAATGCCGATCGCCGCGCGGAAGTCGTCCAGGCTCAATGCCCGTGCCGCGTGCTCATGAAGGATGTGATCGAGGCTGTCGGATGAAAGGCGCACGACTGCGGTCGTGGCGCCCATGTTCTCGACCAAATGCGACGGCAGCTGCGCGATCGGCAGGAAGGCATTCGGCATGTGCTTTTCGGCCATGGCCTTCAGGATGGGCGACTGGACGATGTCATCGACGGCGATGCGCTGGCGAGATGCCGGCATGCGGTCGATCTTCTCCTGGAGGAAGTTCGCAACGTTGCTGCTGCGCAATTTCCCGGGATTGGTATCCCAGCCGGGATCGACGCGTTCCGGCACCATGACGGTCTGGCCGGTGCGCTTGTTGAGCCATGGCCGTTCCTTGATGACGAAGGCCGGGCCTTGCCCTTCCTTCCAGCCGAGTTTGACAGCCTCGCGCCGCGTGATCTGTCGAACCCCGCACTGGCATCCCCATCCGTTAGGCGGATAGAGCCGGTCCCAGATCGGATCGTCGACATGCGCCACGATCCCCACCCACGCCTCATGTTCTTCCCGCCGGCGCTCGGCCGTCGATAGCGTGTAGACCAGGAAGGGAAGGAAGGCCTTGTTGCGTTCGGTGCGCTCCCACTCGCCGGCGGCGTGCGCAGTGCGCGTGTTGGCCCAATAGATCGTCCGCAGCCGGCGCGTGGAACCGAGCTGCACGAGCTTCTCTTCGCCGGTCAGCGGGTCGATCTCCAGCGACTTGCCCCACCAGCCCTTTTGATGAAGCGTCCAGATGATGTTGCGCTGAAACTCCTCAAAGGATTGCCGGTGCTCGATCGCCGCGCCGATCGCCGCCTTCATGTCGTCGAGGATGTCATAGCCGGCCGACTTGGCCACCGTGAATGCGAAGGCGTGTTCCTGCGGGGCGATGTCGCGCCAGTCGAATGTCGGCCGCGTCCGTTTGGCCTCGAAATACCTGACAACCTCGCGCGGCGCGGTTTTGAAAAGGTCAAGCGCGTCCATCGCCGATGTCCCCCAACCCGCGAGCCTTCATCATCAGCTTGGCAAGCCGATCGGCGAGCGGGCCGGCGTCCATCTTGGCGATCAGATCGTCGAGGCCTGCTTCGAGCTGCGCATAGCTCGTGGCGGTTTCGACGAGCGTTCGAAGGGGTTTCATAAGCGGTTCAAGCCCGCCTTCCCAATCGCTCAACGCGTCGTCGACCAGTACGTCCAGTTCCGGGCGTTCGTCGGCGGCCGTCGCATGATAGCCACCACAGTCCGGGCATTTTGTGCGCAGCCGGGCCGCCGCTTGTTCGGTCGGCTGGTCGTTGGCGGGTTCCGGTTTCTTTGCTGCCGGCTTGCCGGTCTCGACGACGGGCGGTCGGCTGGTAGGCGTGGACAGCAGCTCAACACCATCATCAGGCTCTTCGAACCCGACGCGCTCGCGCACGTCTGCCATGCCGACCTTCAGCCCAAGCGGCACCAGGCGCTCCACCGCGTCAACAAGGGCCTTGATGTCCTCGTTTTCCGTGATCGGGATGACGAGCGTGGGATACTTCGCCGGGCGGCCAAAGTTCAGATCGACGAAGGGCCGGATAAGATCTCGATTCGCGGCGATGGCCGTCTGCCGGGCATCGGCGCGCGCGATATCGTGGCGCACGTTCTCATGGACAGCGGCCTGGGAAAGGGACGAGCCGTCGTCCGTCGTCATGGTCTGTCCGAGAACGCCTTTCGAAATCTGGCGATCGAGATACTCGGATTTTTCCGAAAAGACCGCATTGCCGCTGGCGCCGGCCACCTCGATAAACTCGATCTCCATTTCCTTCGGAATGATCGCTGCCGCGTCCGAGGAGATATCGCGCACGGCCTGGAGAAGCACGCGGCGATCGTCCAGGCTGGCACCTCGACCGAACTTCCCGACCCGCAGTGGCATTCCATAAACTTCGATGAAGGCCATCCAGTCCTTCAGCGTGTAGGACTTGAAGAGGAACGCCCAGGCCGCAAGCCGGGCGAGGCCCGCGCGGATCGGCAGACCAGACATCAGCTTTGGCCGGTGAACCGTGAACTGATAGGGCGGAAGGTCAATGCCGTTCATATCGCCCGTCGTCTTGAGCCGAAGCGTGCGCCCGTCGCGCTGGTCGATCTGGAAATGACGCTGGTCGCGCCACTCGTAGCGCGCCGGCATCCACTCCTTGCCGGAGCGATCCCATATGGTTTCGACAACGGAGTAGCCCTTGCCCAGCGCGTCCAGAAGATCGGCGAGATAGTCGTCGGCAAATTCCGGTTGCTCGACCAGCTCGCGCACGGCGTCCGCGATCTTCTCATCCTCGGGTGCATCGGAGGCCGAAACAACGATGGGCTTGATGCCTGTGATCGCCCGCTTGCGCGTGCCAAGCACGGCCGCATAGTGCAGGTCGCGCTCTTCCATCTCCGTTGCCAGGGCGAAGAATTGGTCGGGGTAGCCACGCGCTGCCGCGCGCAGGATCTCCGCAAGTCCGATAGGCGTCAGGCCGGAGACGATAGTGGGGGTCCAGACGGAATGCACGCCGCCGAGCGTCGGCGCGGCAACCTCCTGCTTAAGCTGGCGGGTAGAGACGGGGTTGCCCCACTGGTCGATGATCTGCGGCGAGCGGGCCATCAGTGAAGACCTCCAGAAATCTTGGGTATCAGGCCGCCCATCGAGGGCGGTTCGAACATGGAAACGCGATCGTTGTAATCGTCGGCCTGCGATATCGGGACATAGCCGAAGGCTTCGAGATCCGTTCGGCTGACGAAATAGCCGAGGGCGCAGGCGATCGCGGTATCGCCGTGGCGGTCGAAGCCGTCCGCGCCCTTGGTGCGATGATCGTCGGGAACCTTGATGTAATCGGCGACGTAAGCGAGGCCCTGGTGGTCGGCCAGCCAGTCGGCATCGCGGGGCAGTAGGATTGTCCGATCGGAGAATGCCATCACGTAAGCCGGCATCTCGATCTTGTACCAAGCAGGGCTCAGTTTCACCTCGACAACCATTGAGCCGTAGCGCTGTCCCGCGACTTCCGCGAGATAGGCGCCATTGCCGCCAGCATCGAGCGCCGCACCGGAAAAGCGTGGAAGCCGATCGATGATGTAGAAGAGGATATCGCGCTGCTGCTCGAATGGAACGTTGTGCAGCTCGACGCCGAAGGGGACACGGCGCACGAGGTCCTGGCCGATCTCCATGGGCACCATGGCGGTGGCATCGCCGGTGCGACCGAAGTCTTCGCCGAGAACGTGCGGGCGGCGGTGATCGAGCTTGGCAAGCAGGGGCAGAAGCTCACGCTCGCAGAATTCCAGCGTTTCGGCCTTCCGGCGTTCTTCGGGGTAGCCCTTGAAATCGTCGGGCCGCGACCAGCGCACGACGGGAATACCAGAGAACATGCAGCTTTCGATCTGGACGCGGGATAGTGCCGCGCCTTCGTTCTCGGCCGGGATGGCGTCCAGCTCCTGCCGCATCTTGGCAACGCGTGTGCCGTATGCACTGCGGATATCCGCTTCCCAGGCGTCTTCTTTCTCTTGGCTCCAGTCATCGCCTTTCATGAGGCAGACCCGCTTGAACAGGCCGTTTCGAACGGCATCGCCGAAACTGTAGGTGTGGACCTTGAAGCCGTTCTTCTTCGCCTCGGCTTCCTTGATCAGCTCGTTGAAGGGATTCCCGATGCCGTTATGCGACGAGATGATGCGGATTTTGCCGCCCCAGATTAGCAACGCGCCCACCGCGTCGATGACTTCGCGCACGTCCCGGTGGAACGCCGCTTCGTCAATGACGACGGTGCCCTGGAGACCACGGATGTTCTCAGGGCGCGAGGACAGTGCTTCGATGCGGAAACCCGACTTGAAGCGGATGATGTAGCTGGAGATGGCTTTGGTCTTGCCGTCCGCCGTCTCATCCCAAAACACGCCGTCCTCGATCGTCAGCATCTCCTTGGCAACAGACTTCGCGAAGTGGGCGGCATAGCCGATGAACTCGCGGCCCTTCGGCTTGCTGTCGGGAATGTAGAAGACGTTTTGCCCGCCGGCGGATCGCTGGGCGGCGGCGATCAGGGTGCAGTCCAGCGCCTCGGCAAAGGTGATGCCCGTGCGTCGGCCCTTGGCGCAAATTTTCAGGATGCTTTCATCGGCGATCCAATCTGCCTGGTGCGCCATGAGGACGCCTTCTTCCAACGGGTCGAGCGTGTCGGGAATGTCACCGCCGCGCGGCAACTCCGCTGGAATTTCGTCGGGGATGCGCGACATGACAGGCGGATCGCGCCATTCGCCAGTCGGCAGCTCAACCATCTTTCTCGGGCGCTTTCTTCTTCGGGCGCACGCCAAGGAAATCGCGGCGGGCGCGCGCAATGGCTTCCCTTGAGACGCCGGGCTCATTCGACAGTAGATCAAAGGCGGCTTCCGCCTTGTTGCGCATCTCCGTCTCAACGCGCTTGGCCTTCTCTTCGGCTTCGAGCTTCAGGCGGCGGTTGGACGACGTGATCTGTGCGGCCGAGGCGGCGCGCAGCGCGTTCGCCAGTTCCATGGCGCCCTTCGGGGACATCTTGCCGTCCGTCGCCTGCAAGATCTCGAAAATCAGCGTCTTGATCGCTTCCGCCGCGATGAGGGTCAGATCGTCCGAGCCTGTGGCGTCCATCCGCTGGGCAATTGTCGAGGCGATCTCGCGCGTCTGTTCCAGCTTGCGCGTCATCATGGCGAGACGGATCGAGAAGCGGTTGAACGACGAGAACGACGGGATGTCGAAGTCGATCCCGATCTCGCCTTGCAGCGCGATCAACTTCGTCTTGAACTCACCGTAGATGTCGAGCTGGGTGCGGTCACGATCGGCGAGCGCATTCGTCGCCCAGGCGATAATAGGCTCGCAGTCTTCCGGTAGCAGATCGATGGCCGAAAGCCGGCTGCGGCCCTTGCTCATGATCACACTCCGGGATCGGACGGCCGCGAGACGCCGGCGATGAAGTCGTCGCGATCGAGGTGGCGACGGCCGGCAACCTTCAGCGTGGCGATCATGACCGTGCCGGCGCGCGTCAGCTTTACGGCGTTCTGGCTTGCCAGATGCTCAAGCTGCTCGTGGATCCACTGCCGATCCTCGCGGATTGCGAAGACCGGGAGGATGTCTTCGATCATGCTGCTATCAAGCGTGCCGTTGTTCTGCTCGCCGAGTGCTTTCAGGATCACGAGCCGCCCGCGCTCGCGTCTGATCCTGTCCCAATCCAGCCCCAAACCGTTCATTCCCATGGTCTCCTGTTACTTGGCCGCGTTCTTCACCTGCTCGCGCAACAGCTCGCCCAGCATCTCGCCGTTGTGCTTGATGGGCTTCAGGCTCTCGACGAGGGTGTCGAGCCGGCCGTTGATCTTCTCCAGGCTGATTTCGAGCTGGTGCTGTGCGTCGCGCGTCGGCAGGTGCTTGATCTCGCCCTCGACCGTCTGGATGCGGCGGTCGTACTCGACGAGCTTGGCCTCGGCTTTCGTCTGCCGTTCGTCCATCTTCTTGTCGATCGAGGCGAGCCGCTCGGCGAGCGTCTTCTCGCCAGACGAAAAGTAGCCCTTCAGATGGCCGAGGAGCGCAAGCGATGCCAGCGCGGTATTCACGTAAAGCAGGTATTCCGCGGGGGTCATCTGGCGCTCTCTTCGTTCTCGTGGGCTTGCTGGCAGTCCACGCATCTGGTGGCGCACGGGTAGGCTAGGCGGCGGGCGTGCGGGATGGTGCATCCGCAGTCCTCGCAGTCGTCGCGGCCGGTCTTCGAAAGGGCGGCGCGGGCGCTGGCTAGGCCAGCTTCCCGCTCCTGTTCCGCCCGCTCGTCGGCGAGGTCAAAGGCTGCATTGCTGCCGAAGTTCATTTCGCCCGCCATGTCTTGACGGCCTCGACCGCCTGCTTGCCGATTTCTTTGGCGGTGTGGCCACCCATGTAGAGCGTGATGAACCAGCCGGTCAGCGTGACGAGGACGGGCAACTCTATCGGGTCGAGCGGAACGCCGCCGGCGCGCATGAGCGGAAACACAAGGAGGGCGTTGAGCCAAAAAAACGCCAGCAGGTACATCCAGCCCCAGCGCCAGGCGCTTTGCCAGAAACCTTCGGCGGTCTCGGCCTGGAGGAGGGCGAACTGACCCGCGATGCCGGCTTCCCATAAGCTGATCATCTCGGGAGCTTCCGCCTCGACCTGCCTGACGGCGGCTTCGAGCTTTTCAACAGGCGCCGTGGCCAGCGCCTCTGGCGGCACGCCGGCCTTCTCGGCAACGGCATCGATGACGGCGTTGGCGAGACCGCCGGCGGTTCCGCCGATCTTCTTTTCGATGATGGACTTCACGATGGGCGTGCCGAGTTTCGCGGCCATGCCCAGGATGACGGCAGCAGCAGACATGTCAGAAGCTCCGAAGATATGCCGCCACGCGCGGCAGTTTGTCGTTGATGCCGGCGGCGAACACGTCGCGATACGTCCAGGCGAGATAGGCGGTGTAGGCGAGGCCGAAGATCGCGACAGCGCCACCAATCCAGAAGACTGCCTCGGGCGAGATTCCCGAAGCGTCGATGGTCGAGGGATCAACGCCGGTGGCCACGGCCTCGCTGCCGCCGGCGACCGCACCGCCGCCTGCGGCTGTGCCGAGCGATTTCTTGGACTGCGCGCGCAGATCGATCTCGCGCTGGAGAGTGGCGAGCGTTGCCCGTCCGATCTTTCCATCGACATTGAGGTCGTGCGAGCGCTGAAAAACCTCGACGGCTTTGCGGGCAACAAGCCCCTTTACGGTCCCGACTTCGTAGCCCAGCGCGGCAAACGCTTCGCGGATCTCGGCCCGCTCTTCTTCGGTGACGGAAACCACGTAGGTGGCGAAGTCGGCGCTCTCGACCTTCGGCCTCGTCACCGCGCCCTTCTGGGCCCAACTCGGATAGACGCCGAGCAGGACAATGTCGGCTTCTTCTTCCCGCCGTCGCACGAGGCCTTTCAGTACCTTGCCGCCACCCTTATTCCAGAGGGCGAGGGCAAGGCGCGCGCCTTTGCTATCACCGTTGAGGTAGCGCTTCACCCAGGATGCCTTGTGGATGGCGCCGGTGTTCCAATCGAAGGAAGCCGCGCCGTCGACAACGTTCTGTGCGACGGACGAGCCCAGGGCTTTGGTGACGCGCGGCAGATAATTCCGCTTCAAGGCGAGAGCGACGAGGCGATCATTCTCCTCGGCGGTGATCGTCATGCCGAGTTTCGGGACGATGACGCCAGAGGCTGCCGTGAGGCCCGAACCGATCGTAAGGATGTTTGCGGGGCAGCGATAAGCCTTCAGGACCACGCCTTCGTGGCCGGTCAGGAAAGCAAGCCCGATCGGGCTGACATCGGAGATCATGGGGGAGGTTCTCGGCGCGGTTGAAACTGCGTCGAAAGTGCCCGATGCCGCGTGGGGAAAGACCCCTGACAGTGTCAGGTCTAGAAGAGTTTGCCTTGCCGTTGATCACGACGCCGACGACGGCTCCGGTAGGCGGTGCGTTCGTGCATGCCAGATGCAGCTGCCGCCTCGGTCGCAGATGCGCCGCGTTCCAGTTGCTCTTCCATCGTCTGCCGCTGCAATGCCTGCCGGGCAATGGGAATGAGTAGGCGGGCGCCGGTGTTGCCGACGCGATAGTGCTCGCAGATTTTGCGAGCGGCTTCAAGCCCCACCAACTCGGTAAGCCAGTGACCTTCCTTCGCCTCATAGGGCGTGTAGATGGTCTGACCGCCGCGCGCCAATGACAGCTTCAAGGCGGCTTCCCGGCCGGCAACCCGCTCGATTTCGGCGATGACGAGGGGGAGCTTTGTCAATGCTTCGCTCCCAAGCCGAGTTGCGTCTCGATTTCTATCTGCCGGGCGGTCAAAACTTTCAGGCGCTCCTCGCGCCGGATGCGGATATGGGCATCAACGCCGCCACGCTTCAGTCGGTCCAAGAGGGCTTCGCGCTCCTCTTGAATTGCCTTCAAAGTCTGTGTTTCGAACAGTGGCAGCGTCGCAGGCATGTCATGGTCTCCAGCGAACGATAACGCCCTCGAATCGAGAGCCGTGGTTTGAGGACCGCCAGAAGCGGCCCATGGTCTCCCGCGCCGTCGCGCCGATGAGGGCACGCGGAGCAAGGCCAACAAGGCGGGCAGGGTCGAAGCCATCGGAAATGGCAAAGGGTTCGATTTCGTCGCGGTGCAGCGGCCGGCCGTCGATCTCGATATAGGCGATGCCGGCGTCGATCAGGTCGGTGGACATGATCACAATCGGGATGACGGCGATGCACACGGGATCGTCGATGATCTTGCCGGCGTACTTGGTGCGCAGGCCGGTGTAGAGCTGCACCGGCTCACCGACATGCGCGTGCCGGCGACGGTTGCCCCGGATGGTGTGCGTCTTTGACAGGTCCGCGATCTGCGGCGCGAAGTATTTCTTGAAATTATAGGCGACCATCAGGCCACCGCCTGTTCTGCCGCGCGCCGGTCGGCTTCTTCCTGCTGGCGCTTCTTCTTTTCGTCCAGGCGGCGCTTGGCCTCACCACGGGAAGCCAGCGCCATGTCGGTGGCGCGGGTGTATTTCTCTTCCATGCCTGGGCGAAGCCATACGGGCGGCTGCGGCGCCATGCCGATGATCCAGATCAGCCAGACGTAATCTGTCGCGCCGCGGCACTCCGGGTCCCAAGCCTTTTCGATCAGCGAGACACGCTCGGCAAAGTGCACGACGAAGGTGGGCGGGTTGTCGCGGTAGACCAGTTCGTAGCGCTCCTGGCCGGAGAGCCAGCCGGTGCGAACGAAGAACGCGCAGCCCATGCTGGCGATCGCCAGAGCGCGGTCGAGGAAGACCTGGGCAATCTTGAAGGGCGGATTGCAGAAGATCCAATCCGGCCGGGCCCGGCCGTCCGCTGCCAGCGTATCGAGCGTCTCGAAGGTGAAGTCGCGGATCGGCGGATTGATGCCCCAATCGAACACGTCCGAGATCTCGACCTGTTCAAAGACCTCGCGCAGAGGCACGGCCATATGACCGCCGCCGGCGCAAGGGTCGAGTGCGATGAGATCGGACAGCTGGAACCACTTCACCGAAAACGTCGGGATGAGCAACTCGTGCAGCACCGCGCGGGTCGCCCAGGGCGGCGTCGGGAAATAGTCCAGGCTGTCGCTCGGATGGTGGCGGGCGTTCATGACGTTGCTGGCGCGCATCACGCACCGGCCTTCCGGGCACGAACGCGGCGCCCGAGTTCGTTCATGACGGCCTGCCACTCCTTGCCCTTCACGTCGGTCAGGAAGACAGGCGTGCGGCCGATGATGGAATAGACCTCGGCGTCGAAGCCCTTGCGCAGGATGATGTCGGCGCCGGGTGTGAGGATGCGCCACTGCGCCCAGGCGATCTTAGCGCCATCGGGACCGAGCCACTCCTGGCCGTTGAGGTTTCCGAACATGACGCGGGCCTCTCGCCGCATCCAGCTCTTCAGCGCCTCGATAACGGAACGGGCATCGTCGGCATGGTGCAGGAATCGCACCTGATCGAGACCGGTCTGGCGCTTCACAAAGGCGACCAGGGCGGCATCGTCGCGTTCCGCGACCAGGCCGAGGTTCCATGCACCGATCCACAGCGCCTGGAGCTTCTTGGCAAACTTGCCGCTGAGCTGGAGCTTGCCGTTCGGCCGGCGCGCGGTGGGTGCGAAACCGAGGCGGCGCAGCTCCTGAAGCACGGCGTCCTTCTCGGCCGGCTGCATCAGGGACAGGCGATCCTTGCCGGTGACACGGGCATAGACCGCCCGCTTGTCGTCGTCCTCGATGCCGAGCTGCTTGAAGCCGGTATGAATGGCGGCGATCGTGCTAGTCATTTTCGAGACCTCGGAACAGCGAGCGGAGCTTGCGGACGAACTTGCGGATGCTGCGGTCGGGATAGGCGCTGAACTCGGCGATCAGCTCGCCGTCGACGTTGCCGTTGGTGCCGATCGCGCGGAGACGGCGCGAGGCCTCGGCCAGATCGGCCGCTTCGATGTGAACGCTGAAGACGCGGCCCTGGAAGGGATACGAGCAGGTGAACCACTTACGCGCCCTGGACATGATCGCCTCCGGTAGCTCTCCTAGCGGAACCCGAAACCAGCGGGATGGACTCTAGCGTCCATAAATGTAGATTGGTGGCGTTGGTGGCGATTGAAGCGGGCACCATCCTTGTAAGCTGTGGCGCGCTTCCCCCCCGAATTGAAAGGGACACGCTATGATATGGCATCCCAAGAACAACAGTGCGTTCGAACCGGAGGAGCTCGTCTCCTTGAAGTCGATCTTCGATGAAGTGACGGCCCAACCTTGGTTCACGAAGGACGCAGCCATCCGTTTGAGCTTCGCGAAGTACCTCATCGAGACTTATCCAGGTAAGGACTTCGACCTTGCCAAGCATCGCGCGGCGGTCGAAAGCTCCGCTCGAATATTTTGCGGGCGTGTCGAACCTGATTGATCGGGCGAGGCTTTGCTCGCATCGCTGCTCGATGTCCTTAACGCTACCAATTTCTGCAGACGCAGCTGTGAGACCGATATCCCGTGTGTAAAGGTGCATGTCATCGTACGAAACGGCACGAGATTTCCTGAGGTCCAAAAATGACGTATGATGTTCATCTGGATGGTAACAGATGTGAGTATCGTGGATGTCAGGCATCGAGACAGTTGCCTGCGAGCGCCTATGACCCTCGATACGTTCAAAGTGTTTGTTGGTTTTTGCCTTGGCTTCCTGCTCGCCTCCGGTTTCTTCTGTTGGCTTGCGTGGAAATGGATTTGAAGACCCGTTGGAGCAAATGACGCCGGACGTCTGAAAATCGTCGGTCCTACGCGCCATAACGCCATCGCCAATGTCTCGATCCGTGGATGTCGCAAAGCATCGGAGGTCGTAACGGAACTCTGCGGGTTTGTCGCAACTCCTATCTCCGGCAGTCAGTGAAGAGGTCGGCTCTTGCCCAAGTTTTATTTCCACATCAGGACGGCGCTCGACTTCCACGTTGATGTGGATGGGCGAGAACTTCAATCCAGCGATCATGCACGTTTGTGTGCGATTGAGGCTATTCGCGAGGCGCTTTCCCAGTGTATTGCGCGCGGCCGAACAATTGACGGTCGCGTTTTCGAGATCACTGACGAGAGCGGCAACCTCGTCGAGGTTGTCTCGTTCAACGAGGCGATCCGCGATGCGCAACAGGCCAATGTGAGGCGCCGGGAAGCCGCATCTTCGCTCCTTGATAGCACCGCGTCGGGCTCTATCCATCCCGTGCTGTTCCGTGACAGAAGCGTGACGCGTGAGTGACATACGCGTTACGTCAGCGACTAATACGCGAGTGGAACAAAGGAGTGCCGAGCGCGTTTCGCGCGCAAACTTGGGAGGACTTGCATGCTTGTGACACGTTGGAAGGAACCTGTGATGATCCAAATTGGCTCTGGTACCAGCCGGGTTGCCGGGCCATTTGAGGCTATCATCCACATGATGGAGAACTGGCCGCGCCGTACAGACCCTAAGTTCTTGTGTGCCAGCATCGCGTGCAAAGCGGCAGTTGCGGGCAGGATCAACGCTGAGGAGGCGCGACGCGACTTTCTCGCGGCGGCTCAAGAGGCCGACCTTTATAGGCAAAGATGATTTCGGGCGTACCGCACATGAAAAAGATAGACGTCCAGCGACCAAAGCAATCTGCATGGGGTGATTGGGACGTTTCAGCGCGTATCTCGCGAGAACGCAGTCACGCCGAGAAACTCGAGAGAGATGAAAAAACACGTCGGCTGAGGGAGGCTCGGTTAAATGCCGCGCAAAAAGCGTGCGTATCGCCTGACGGACGTGGCGAGCCTTGACGTCGCATTGAACGCGCACATTACAATCGAAAGAGGACTGGAGCGCCATTGTCTTGGCCCTCACGCCTTTGCCAGATCGATTGTGACGGCTTCCCAGGCGGCCTCCAGATTGCGGCGGCGATAGAAACGAACGTACTCTTTCGAGCCCGTGACGCGGATTGACGCGCGGATCGCTTCCATGGCGCGGTTCCAGCGCTCGTCCTCCATCTCAAGCCGCAACAGCATGAACAGTTCGGACTTGTTGATCTGACCTTCCTTGTCGGTATTGAAGGCGCGCGTCACGATCGCCTGAATTTTCGGGTGGCTCTCGGCGGACCATTCGGTGAGGCACTCGTCGAGCAGTGTTTTGGCAACTTGCAGCTCGGGGCCGAACTCGATGCGATCGGATATCTGCACACGCACCTGAAGCAGGCCGTCGTAGCTTTGATAGGTGCGATTGCCCTTCTTCCCGCCGATCTTCGCGCCGTACTCCTGGGCGAGCAGATCATCGAAGCTGCAAAGGTCGCCCATGGTGTGGTCGCGGAAGCGCGAGATCCGCGCACTTAGGTCGATCGCAAATCCCATGATCTTGCGGACGAGCTCGTCCTGCAACTTGTCCGCCGGCGCCACGTTGGCCAGCGGGATCGGCTGACCCTTGGCATCAAACATGCACTCGCGGCCGTTGACGACGGTGATGCCGGTTGCGGGCTTCTCTTCGAGAATGACAGTGTCCATGGTCCTTATCCTTTTTCCGATGCGCGGACGGCGCGTCGGAGACCCGACGCGGCCGCAATGAGGGCGTTGATGGAGGGGCGTTCATCGCGCGTGTTGTGCGCGGTATCGACGCGGGCCGAAGCCCGCGCCACCTTCTGGATTGCATTGGCAAGAGTGCCGTCTCGGTCGCGGGATCTCCGCAAGTTCGCCAGCAGGGCAGCGCGCCGAGCCGCTATCCGAGCAGTAACGATCGCTTCGATATCGTCCTCAAGGATGGCGAGGAGACGCTCTTTCTCGATCGGTATGGAGAGCAGCACCTCGCTCACGACGTCACCTCTCCATCGCCTGGACGGCGAGCAACGAGCGTGAGACCGGGGCCGCGCACAACGACGCCCTGGTGAGCTTGGTCCCGGAGGTCTCGTAGTTCCGCAAGGTGAAGGTCATCTTCAAGGTCTTCTGCGAGCGCAATGAAGGTGTTGAACCGTTTGATCAGGTTCCGCACCTCGCAGGGGCGCAGGAAGAGGCGGAGCCCTGCGCGCCTCTGAAGGCTGGCGCGCGTGGCTTTGAGATTGTCGGAAAGCGCGGTGTTCATTTCTTGCGCCCTCCCTCGAAATCGACCTTCACGATGTTGTCGCCGGTCGCGTCGTCCAGCGCGGCTTTCATCTCTCGGGAGAGGAAAGCCCGGATGGAAACGCCCGCCTCGTCGGCGCGATGGATCGCCAGCTCCTGTTCCATCAGCGAGGCGAGCTTCAGCGCGGCCGAGAGGCGCACCACGACATGGTGCGCGATGGCGGCCGGCATCGGGTTGCCGTTGGCGGTGTAGGGGAGGATGACCTTCACGGTTTCCAAGATCGACGTGCTCAACGTCGTGTCGAGGAGGGCGGCGCTCATGCCAGCTCTCCCATGTCGCGGTTCCTCCAGGCGGCGATAAGATGCTTGAGGGCAAGCTCTTCGCCTGCGCCCAGCGCCTGCATTGCTGCGGCGCGCACCGTCCGGTCGACATTGCGCAGGGCGCCCGGCTTGGAGGCAACGCCGGTGAGGAACTTCACGCATTCGGCGTCTTCGATTCCCCAAGCGGCGATGAGCATACGGGCGTCGCCGGCCGGGTCGCGTTCCGTCTTCAAACGACGATCGAAACGGGTCATCACCTGGGCACGGCTTGCGATCGAGCCGCGATCCTTCAGGAAGGCCGCGCCCGTGTCCTCGTTGCCGATGAGCGTCACGCCACAATTGTAGTTATCGACAAAGTGCCGGAGCTGGTTGATGGCGTCGGGCACAAGGTTCTGTGCTTCGTCGATGATGAGAAGCGTGCCTTCGCCGATACGCTGGAGCTTGCGGCCGATCGCGCGCACGAGGCGGGCCGGGTTGTGCTCGTGAACGTCCAGTTCCGTCGCCAGCTCAATGAGAAGGCCGTGAACGGTCTTCGTGTGCGGGCTGACCGTGGCCATCCAAGTGTGGGGGCGCGTATCAACGAAGTGACGCGCCGCCGTCGTCTTGCCCGAGCCGGAGGGCAGAACGACCATCGTGAAGCCGGCCGAGATCTGCGAATAGAGCAGCACGTTGAAGATCTCGCCGCCGGTGGCGGTGCGAATGAACTTTGGCGAGACCGGCAGGCTGGCGGCAATGCCGGCGCTTTCCTCAAGCGCGTTGAGCCAATTGCTGACTTCATCGTTCACGTTGGCGAGAACACCGGGATAATTCCCGTTTGACCACTGGTTGAAGGTGCCTTCCTTCACGCCGGTTCTGCGGCCGACCTCGGCCTTTGTCCAACCATGTTCACGGGCGATTTCGATGACGCGGGCAAGCAGCTTGCGCCACCGCTCGACCTCGGCGTGCCCGTGCTTATCGACGAACGGCTGGGCCGGCGTCGGGAAATTCCATTCTGGAATTGTGTTGATCGGCTTTTTCATTTAGGTTCCTCTAATCTCATTCGTGCGGGCCTTGCGGCCCGCTATTTTTTTGGGAACCGAACGCACTACTTCTCGGCTCTGCTATTGCGACCGGACGCTGTACTCACCGGTCGATCCCCTTTCGGGAATGGGAGAATGGCGGCATCGCCGCCCACGAGGCGCGCAAGGCCTCGGCTGAAATTGTCTTCGAACTCTTCGTGATTGATCTCGTCGGCCACGGCCGTCGTGACCGTCTGCTGGCGCGTGATGAGACGGGTAACCTTCGGCTTGGTCGCCTTGGGTGCCGGCGTGTCCGCGCGGTTGCCGCGTCCCATGACTTCCTGAAGCTGCACGTCGTTGAGGCGGCGGGCGGCGTTCTTCTGTGCCTTGAGCGTCTTGCTGAACTCGCTCTTGGCGCGGGCGGTCTCGCGGGCGGCGGCTTGGCAATCGAACCCGCTTTTCTCGATGCATTCGGCCTCGCAGATGAGCCGGCCTTGCGGGTCGTAAACCTTGACGGCGGCATGAAGGTCGGAGGGATCGAAGCGGACGGTCAGCTTCTTGCCGATCCACTGGTTCAGCTCGCGCGCCCAATAGCGGTTGTCGAAGAGGTGGATGGCGCCGGAGGGCTTGCGCGCTGTGACGGTCTCGGCCGTGAGCATCCAGAGCGAGCGCTGCATCGGGCTCGCAAACCGAACGAGGTTCGCCGGATCGGCCATGCTCTCGGCAAAGACCTCGTCGAAGCTGCGGCCCTTCGCCGTTTCTGTCTTGCGGCCGGTGCGGGCGTTGTGCTCGGCGATGCGGACGGCAACGTGCTTTTCGAGCTGGTCGAGCGGTACGGCCCAGCTGCCGTAGTTTTCCGGCTTGTGAGCAGTGCTGCGGCCGGTATAAGCGCCCGCCATGTCCGGGTGCTTGGAGATTTCCTCGGCAAGGTCGCCCCAGCCGCGTTCGATCGGCTTCGACTGGCCGGCATAGGGACGCACGAAGCGGCCATCGATGCCGAGCGTCTTCAGCAGACCGGCAACTTCGTCTTCCGTGATCTTGAACCGGTTACGGCGCTTGGCACCGCCGGAGATCTTCTTCGATGCGAAGGCCCGGCCGTTGTCCATGTAGAGGCGTTCGGGAATCCCGTGCTCCTCGACCATGCGGCCGACGATGGTGCGAACGGCTTCCCACGTTTCGGCTTCGGTCAGCACCCATGACAGGATTTTGCGCGAGTAGATGTCCTGCGTTCCCATGAGGTAGACGCGGGTTGGCTTGTCACGGCCGGGAAGCTGCACATGGAGGTCGAGCTTGTGGCCGTCCGTGTTGGCGTATTGCATCGCCATCAGGTGCGCGACGGAACGCTGCTGGGCCGGGATCAGCTTCATGGCCTCTTCCTTGCCCTTGCGGGCGAGGATTTGGACGGCCCGCGGAACCTTGGCATCCATGTGCCGGCGCAAGGTGCGCTCCGATGGGATCGGCGCCCAGCCCTTCTTTTTGGCAACGGCTTCCATGCGGCGATAGCAGGCCGAAAACTTCGGCCCCTCGGCGCGCAGGAAGTCGGACGCGAGCACATCCCAGGCGTCGGGGTGGCATTCGACAATCTGTGCGTCCTCGCCATTCGCGGCTGCGCTGTCCGGGGCGAGGGCGGCAAGCCAGTCCTGCCGCGCCTTGCCCTCAACCATCTGCCGCCACTCGTAGAGCGACGTGCGGGCGACGTCGAACTTCGCCTCACAGAACTTCGTGGCGTCGCCAGCGCTGATGCCAGCGGCGCGCAAGCTGTCCCATTCGACGAGGGTGTTAAGGCGGCGCTGGGCGACGGCGCGCTGCGCATCCGTCAGCGCTTCAAACCGGGTCCAAAGCAGCTTTGAAACCGAGGTCGCATCGACCGTCGGTGCGGTTTCCATGAAGGCGATCTTGGCGCGGGCGGCGTCGGGGAACAGGCCATAATGGAATTCGAGGCCGCCGCCGGAACCTTCCCGCTTGCGGACCTTACGCGTGTCGAGCCGCCAGCCATGGCGCTCGGCGTGCCGATACAGTTCGCGCAGCTCGACCGGCAGGCCGGGCAGCTTGAGCTTGGTGAGTTCGGCGAGGGTGAACCACTGCTTCATGTCTGCGCCGCCTTCCGCTCGGCCATCCAGGCGCGAATGTCGGCTTCGTTCTCTTTGCAGAACATCAGCGTGGCGCGGATCGCGAAGATGCGGTCCATCAGCATCACGCGCTGCTCTTCCTTCATCCGGCCTTCGAGGACGAGACGGGGATACAGCCTCTCGCGTTCGCCAATCTCCCGGTCGCATTCGGCGATCTGGCCGATGATCGAAATCTTGCCTGCCATCAGCGTTCCCCTCTGCGGATGCGGACGGGCGTTGCCGTCAATCTGCGGATTTCCTTGGCGACGGCGCGCTGCTCCTGGCGCAGACGCTCGATCTCGGCGAGGCGCGCTTCATCGCCTTGCAGGAGGAGAAGGCCATCCTCGGAAACGATCACGTCCCAAAGCCAGACCGCGCCGGTGGCGCGGACGAAGGCTTTGAAGCGGACGAGGCTGATATCGTGGCCTTCCTTGCTCTCGGCCGTGTAGGCGTCGAGCGAGGCTTTCGAGATCGAGGTGAGGCCGAGATAAGCGGCCATGCGCGCGGCGATCGTCGGCCGGTCATACGGGCACTCGCGGATGGCCCGCGCCATCTCGCGCTTGAGGCGGCTGCGGAAGCGCTCGATGTCGATCCGCTCGACGGGTTGGCGAGACGGAAAGACCGGTGCGCTGAACATATCGGCCTGAGCGGGATCGGGCTTCGTCATGCCGCTGCCGCCTCCTGCTTGATCTCGCTCATCAGGTCGACGACGGAGGCATCCTGCTCGACGCCGATCTGGACGAGGAAATCATGGCGGGTCTGTTCGCTCGCACTCTCCCAAGCGGCGAGCAGCTTTTTCAGAAGCTCGGCCTGCGCATCGACGGGCGGCTTCTCTGGCTTGAGCCAAGAGAGGGCGAGTTTGAGATCGGGCTTCTCTTTCAAGGCGGCCGCGACGCGCAGCTGATCGTCGGCGGGCAGCTTCGCCAGCTTCAGGAGCTTGGATTGGTCGGTTTCAGCCTCAGTGCCTCGCACGGCAGCGCGAAGGATCGGGTGCAGGTTCTGGCCGATCTTGGTCACATTAAAATATGTGGCCCGCCCGAAGCCGAGCCGCTCTTGGACCTGCTCCGAAAGCTCGCGGCCGTTTGAGAACGCAACAGTCCAATCGTTAGACTGTTTTGCAGGGCGGCCACCTTGCGGGTTGATCTTGCCGTGTTGGGCCTCCCAAAGCTCGCGGTACTTCAGCACGAACATGGCGCGGTCCAGCGCGTTCAGTTCGTTGCGATAGAGGTTCTCGGCGATCTCCATCATCTGCGCTTCGGCGCTGTCCGCCTGGACGACGAGGGCGTCCAGTTCTTCCCAGCCGAGGATTTCGGCGGCGGCGCAACGGTGCCCGCCGATGACGAGGGTGAAAGGCGTGGCGCCCTTGCCCTTTGCCGGCGTACGGCGAACTGTGATGGGGGAGAGCTGCCCGGTGGCCTCAAAGGATGCGGAGATGGCGGTCGCAACGTCCATGTCGACCATCCGCAGACGGTCGGCGCGGTAGACTTCGCTCAGTTTTACTCGGATCAATTCAGCCATTATGCGGCCTCCGCATCTTCGGCGAGTGCCGTCATGAAGTTGTCTTTTGCCCTGGCGGCGATGCGCTCATAGGCACGCTCGAAAACCGGCTCGAGGCGGCGCTGATCGACGGTGCGGATGGACTGCAAGACCATCGCCCTCCCGACGCCGAGCAGCTTGGTCAGCCGGCGCCGCGGAATGCTGAACTCGACATTCAGAATGTGGATCGTGATCTGTCGGGCGAGCTTTGCATCGAACATCGCCACGGGAGGGTTGATCAGGAACCGGATTGGCAGGTGGTTGAAGTGCGAGCGGCTCGCACGAAATGCCGCGCTGACCATGACGGAAAGACGCTCTTCTTCGGAATAGGGATTATGCACTACAAAAACTCCCTTGGGTTGCGGTTTGGAAAAGCTCATCGGATTGCCACCTGCAGCGTCACGGCGAATGCAGCGGCGAGGCCGGCGAGCGGGACACCAAAGAGCAGCAGCAGCTCGGCGCGCCGGCAGAAAGCGGAGTGCGCGGGCACAAAAGGAACGAGGTCGATTTTGGACACACGTTTCGCCCTATCGGCCGCCAGCGGCATCGACGATTGTTTGGGGGTGGCGTCGGCGGATCGGGTCTGACGGCCGGGACCGAAAGAGGTCCTGCGGGTCAAACCGCGAGAGGCCAGAGCAGCGGTCTTGTCGGCGCCACGCATCATGCCGCAGCTCCCACGTCGGCCGTCTGGCCTTGGCGGCGCTGGCGCATCGTTGAGCGCTGATAGTTCTCGGCGGGTTGAGGCGACTTACGGCGGCCATCGGCGTGATACCGGGAACGCCAGAGGAGGTGAGGGCGGCTTCCGAGGGCCGCAGCAATAGCGCGCTCACCGGCCGCGTTGGGCTCGCGAAGCGTCGTGCCGGCGGTACCGCGCGGAAGGTTGTATTCGCGATCGACGTCCAGGAGCGAGAAGCCGGCAAGCGTAAGCTTGCTTTTGACACGGTTACTCTCTTCAAGGCGCGCTTTCGCGGCCTTGTCCGCATGACGGTCAGGGTGCATAAATGATCCTCGATTTTGGACGGGGAGGCTCGGCAAAGCCTCCCTTTTCAATGGTGATTTGGTCCGTATTTATGGAAGGGATAAAACGGAAATCTGTTTTTGTAAAGCAGATTTCCGTTTTATGGCTGGGTGTAGGGTTGGTTCGGAGGGAAGTCGCGCCGAAGACGTCGTTGGCAGGTCGTTTGCGAGCCGTGAGGCGCCATCTTGGGGACCCCGATCGCGATGAAATCGCGGCGAAAATCGGCGTCAGCAAGAGCACCCTTGCGTCTTACGAGCGTGGGGAATCAGAGCCTAGTGCCTCGGCACTCGCTGCTTATCGAGACTTCTTCGACGTCAATGTCTCGTGGCTTCTGTTCGACGAAGGCGAAATGTTTCTCGAGAAGGAATCGAGGGCGCCCAAAGATACCGTCGACATAGTCTTGCTACAGAAGCTCGGCGACGTCGTTCAGACGACGTTTATGGAGGTCAAGCAAACGCCCCCAAGCCGCGCCATAACTATGGAGGCGGGCCAGCTCTACAACGAGTTGTTGGCGATGGTGACCGACATCAGGGATGATGAAGTAGTCGAGGCCATGATTCCCGTATTGAGGTCACGGCTTAAGACACGTCTCCTCCAAGCTGCTTCAGAACCGGGCACCGGGAAACGTTCGGCTTCATAG